GGAAGCACAGGCCCGACTGGTGGCACAGGCCCGACAGGTTCTAAAGGACAAAAAGGTGAAGTTGGAGCAACAGGTGATACGGGCTCTACTGGCCCTACTGGCCCAGCAGGTGGCACGGGGCCAACTGGTTCTAAGGGGCAAAAAGGTGAAATAGGTGCTACAGGTGGCACAGGTCCTACTGGTTCTACTGGCCCTGCTGGTTCTAAGGGACAAAAAGGCGAGGTTGGATCAACAGGTCCTACAGGTCCTACAGGTCCTACAGGAAGCACAGGTCCTACTGGTGGTGACGGTAGCGATGGGTCTAAAGGTCAAAAAGGTGAAATAGGTGCTACGGGCTCTACTGGCCCTACCGGCCCGACGGGTGGCACGGGACCTACTGGGCCTACTGGCCCGACAGGTTCAACAGGTACTGGTATAACATTTAAGGGACAAGTAGCTAATACAGGTGCTTTGCCTACATCTCCAACTCCAAGTCAAGGTGATGCATATATAGTACAAGCAGACGACAGTTTACACATTTACGCAGGTTCTAGTTTTACAAGTGGTGGTTCTATACAAGGACCTACGGGCGCCACAGGTCCTACCGGGCCTACGGGTAACACGGGAAATACAGGACCTACAGGGCCGACTGGACCTACGGGGCCTACAGGGTCAACGGGTTCTAAAGGACAAAAAGGTGAAGTTGGCTCTACAGGGGGCACAGGACCAACAGGACCTGCAGGGCCGACAGGCTCTACAGGAGGCACAGGACCTACGGGTTCTAAAGGACAAAAGGGTGAAGTGGGTTCAACAGGACCTACAGGACCAACAGGGCCAGCTGGTAGTGATGGAGATGACGGTGCCACAGGGCCAACAGGACCTACAGGACCATCAGGTAGTAACGGGTCAAAAGGACAAAAAGGTGAGGTAGGTAGCACAGGACCTACTGGATCAACAGGACCTACAGGTAATACTGGGCCAACAGGATCAACAGGACCTGCAGGACCTGCGGGTTCTAAAGGACAAAAGGGACAAAAGGGTGCTACAGGCGCAACTGGTGGTACGGGTCCTACTGGCCCAACAGGACCTACAGGAAGCACAGGGCCAGCAGGTAGTAATGGTAGTAACGGGTCAAAAGGACAAAAAGGTGAGGTGGGTGCTACGGGTGGCACAGGACCAACCGGGCCAACTGGTGGCACGGGGCCAACTGGTGGCACGGGGCCAACTGGGGCTAAAGGACAAAAGGGACAAAAAGGACAAAAAGGCGCTACTGGTGGTACAGGACCTACTGGTGGTACAGGGCCTACTGGTGGTACAGGGCCTACTGGGCAAAAAGGACAAAAAGGACAAACTGGTGGTACAGGTCCTTCAGGCGGTACTGGGCCTACGGGACCTACAGGGCAAAAAGGACAAAAAGGACAAACTGGTGCCACAGGACCCGGTGGAGGCACAGGACCTACAGGGCCTACAGGGCCTAGCGGTGGGACAGGACCAACTGGTGGCACGGGGGCTAAAGGTCAAAAAGGACAAAAAGGAGCTAGCGGACCTACAGGACCTAGTGGTGGAACAGGACCTTCAGGTGGCACAGGGCCTACTGGACCTACAGGACCCACAGGACCTACAGGACCTACAGGACCCGGGGTATCTACAAGTTCTAATACACAAATAAATAGTTTAGGTGTAGCAACAGCTGCTAGTGGCACATCTGGTCAAATTAGAGCTACTAACAATATTACTGCTTACTATTCAGATGCAAGATTAAAAGAATTCAAAGGTAAGATTAGTAGTGCTCTTGAAAAAGTTAAAGAATTAAATGGATATTATTACGTAGAAAATGAAGTAGCTAAGGAGCTTGGCTATAACAATGATGATATGCAAGTAGGACTAAGTGCCCAAGAAGTGCAAAAAGTCTTGCCAGAAGTCGTTACACAAGCCCCTATAGACGAAAAATACTTAACTATTTGGTATGATAAACTTATACCGTTACTTATCGAGGCAATTAAGGAACTAGACGATAAGAAATAAACACAGGAGGTGTTATGAATTCAATATGGCAAATGTGGGCTAGAGACATTAGTCGCACAACATGCAACAAAATTATACAAGAGTGTGAGCAACTACCACCTATGGAGGCTACAGTAGGTGGACAATCTGAAACTTCAGTAGATAGTAACATTAGAAGGTCTGAAATACGTTGGGCTGGAGGCATAGAGTGGATAAAAGAATTAATTTATGGATATGCAACTGTGGCTAATAGAAATGCTTTTGGTTTTGATATTAACTACTTAGCAGATGTGCAATACACTATATACAAAGGTACAGACGAAGGATTCTACAACTGGCACTACGATACCTTTTGGGCAGGAGAAAACACATACGATAGAAAGATAAGTACAATTATTCAACTAAGCGATCCTACAGACTATGAGGGTGGAGAGTTTTTACTAGAAAGCCAATACGAACAACCCAATTCAATAGACCTAAAACAACGTGGCACAGTGCTTTGTTTTCCTTCTTTTCTTAGGCATACAGTAAAACCTGTAACAAAAGGTACACGTAAGTCTTTGGTTGCTTGGATAGAAGGGCCAAAGTTTAGATGATAAAACTTGTAATAAATTTAGAAAGAAGAACAGACAGGAAAGAATACTTTACAGAAAAAAATAAGTTACCTGAAGTAAAGTTTATAACAGCAGTAGATGGAGAGTCAGAGGATTTGTCTATGTACCCAACTAGAGAAGGTTGGGTAGACCCTTTTCTTAACAGACCAATAACAAAAGCAGAAGTAGCTTGTTTTCTTTCACATAGAAAAGCTTGGCAATACTGTTTAGATAAACAAGAAAGTGTCATAGTTATGGAGGACGATGCAATCATTAATGACACGTGGGATGAAGAATACTACGAATACCTAAGTAACTACTGGGATTTTGTTTACCTACAACGCAATGAAAATGAACCTGACAAAACAGTTTATATAGATGACAAGTTAGAAAGACCTTGGTATCCCTACAATATGACAGCATATGTACTGTCTCCTAAGGGAGCTAAAAAATTATTAGCTACAGATATTATGAAAGGCATCATACCTGTAGATGAATACTTACCAGAACTTATACAATCTGGTGAGTTTATACCTGTAGCATTACAGAAAGATGCCTGTAACCAAGCTAGTGTTGATATACTAGCCTCTGATATTAGGAGAAAAAACATGATGCACGTAGTAACTATAGGAACAGATATCAACAAAATGAAAAGGTTGTATCAATCTGCTTCTAAACACGGAGTAGCAATCAACAACTGGGGTTTTGGTGTAGATTGGAAAGGCACAGACATGACAGGCCCCGGTGGTGGTATGAAGGTAAACATACTGAAAGAACACCTTTCTGATTACCCAGACACGGACACTATACTTTTTACAGATGCGTATGACGTTTTCTATGCGGATAATTTAAATACCATAAAAGAACGTTACGAAAGCTTTGGTAAAAAGATTGTATTCTCTGCAGAAGCCACGTGCTGGCCTGATCCAAGTATTGCAGAGCAGTTTCCTAAAGTAGATACACCTTACAGGTTCTTGAACTCAGGTACGTTCATAGCAGAGGTAGGCGAACTTCGCACGATACTAGAAGCAGACACTGTAGCAGATGATGGCGACGATCAATTGTTTTACCAAAAAGCATATCTAGAGGGGCTGTATGATATCGTGTTAGATACAGAAGGGTACATATTTCAAACGCACGAACCTAACACTCAGATCATAAATGGTCAGTTAAATAATGGTATTTGTTGTCCTTGTATTTACCACGGCAATGGTGGAGATGATGCAAAAGAAACGTTCGAAAAACTGTATGACGATATGTATAACTCAAAAACACCTTGGTTTTTACCTAACTTAGGTGGCTATGAACAATTAGAGAAAGACATGATAATGGTAGATTTTATGTCGCCAAGGCAATGTCAAAATATGATTGACATAGCTAACGCACATAATGATTGGAAAAGTTTAGATTATGACAAGTTTCCTGCGCAAGAACTAAGACTAAAAGAAATAAATCTTTGGGACGACCTATGTGCGCATTGGGACGAATATGTAAAACCAATAGTAGAAAAGTATTGGAAGCCCTTAGAAATGTACGGGCTAAGAGATGCTTTTGTACTTAAGTATGACACTTCTTCTCAAACTAAACTTGCTCTACACCACGACGCTTCTTATGTTACAGGGTCTGTAAAACTCAATGATGATTATGTAGGAGGAGAACTAGTGTTTCCTAGACAAGATGTTAGTAATATAAACATACCTGCAGGTAAACTGCTTTTGTTCCCGGGCGCAGTCACGCACCCGCACGAATGTGTAGACCTAATAAGTGGCACAAAGTACAGTCTTACAATATGGTCTAGTAGATATCCGGGTGATATACTGTAAACATGTACGAAACTAAATCTTTAACACCAGCTGAAATAGATATTTTGTATGATGACGGTACTCTAGCTAGCATGTGGGCAGGGTCAAAACCCTACATAGAACAAGGTAGTCTTACTTTTCCTTTTTTATCAGAGGAAGAAAAGAGTTCTGCGACTGATGAAAACTATGCAAATTACGTTTATCACCAGACTTACGGCTATGCTGTGCAAGAACATAGGCATGTCTCTGCTACTTACATAGATGACCATTTAGTTGTTATAGGGTTATTAGAAATTATGGACCCTGATAAACCAGAAGAAATACACCTTTGCCAAACGTTTGTACGCGACGATAAAGAAGGCACCAGAGCTTTTATGCGTGACCCTGAATATCACAACAGTAGAGCAACACATTGGAAAAGTTTAGGTTGTACTAAGGCTTTTAGTTATTTAGAACTAACCTCACCAATCATACATACCTTCGAAGCATACAAAAATCATTTTGCCCCTTGGCCTGATATGAAGATGGATTGGTCTAGTCTTCAGTACCTAGGAGAGGTTACAATAGACTATGGCGAATATGAGAACACGTTTAAAAAATACTCTATGGATTTAAAATAATGGGACAAGTAGTTAAAGGCGGTGCTATAAGCTTTAATGAAATAAGAAATGCTTTTGGTTCACCAGACAGAGGCACGAGCACCAGAAGTGCTTCTAATGTGACCATGGGTGAGTTTTTTCGTATGGTATGTACCTCGAACGGTGGTCTTGCTGGTGTAAACACTGCTAGTAGTCCAGCACAAGTTTTAGACTTTGACGACACAATTATACTTAAAGCAGGTGCAACTAGTTATAGCACTAGTAGCACTAAGTCCTCAACAACTAATACTTTGCGTGGCGCTTTTACAGGAGCAGCCGCGGGTGTAGTGACTAATAACAATTACTCGAATTATTTAGGTTCTTTCTCAGCAAAAAGTAATAGTTTTTTTGGCGTTTCTTATCAGGGTGTAGGAGATTTAGGCAGTAACATAACTTTGGTTGGTGTTGGCACTCTTATAAATACATTAGGGGGCGGTAGTTTTGACATATTATTTCAAGGCAGTGGAGCTTCTAGTTTACAAACAACTGACCTTAATAAGTGTAGAATAAGAAGGATGACACTAACAAGTAACGCATTTGTTACTACAGAATTAACTATCGCAGGTTTTACGGACAGCCCAAGTGGTAGCTTCTCTAGAACCTCAACGGGTAGTGGAGCTGCTACAATAGTCAGGTTTTCTATTTTAATAAGTGCTTTTGGAGGCATAACTGATCCATTGTCAAACTCTAGTGAGTTTGCATTTCAATTATTTACATCATGATAAATTTAAAAAAATTACCACCTTGGTCAGAGATATCCACTAAACGTAAGATAGCTAGAGTGTTCTTTATATTCTTGCTACCAGTCAAAATACTGCTTATGTTTATGGGAGTATCATTTGGGATTACAGCCTTGTTTGGCTTATAATCTGACTATGGCTACAACAAAAGAAACATTAGCAAAGGTAGAAAGCCAAGTTGTTAATATAGAAAAAAGACTAGATAAAGGCGATGCCAAGTTCGATGCAATGGACGCAAAGTATACTAAATATATCGTCGGTCTTTACGTACTCATCATAGGTATGAGTGGTGTAGATCGAATCTTTTCCTAGGAGGGGATATGAACATAGAGCAATGCAAAGAAGAGATAAAACGTCATGAAGGTGAGGTTTTAGAAATATATAAAGATAGCTTAGGCTATAAAACACTAGGAGTTGGGCATTTATGCCAACCTAGTGACCCAGAGTATGACTGGGAGATTGGTACTGAAGTAAGTCAAGAAGTAGTAGATATGTACTTTGCAGACGACTTTGATAAACACTTAGCAGAAGCAATACACGTGTTTGGTACTGATGAGGCATTCTACAGTTTGCCCGAAAACATACAACACGTGCTTGTTAACATGTGTTTTAATTTAGGTGGCACGAGGTTATCTAAGTTTAAAAACATGCTAGAAGCATGCAGAACCCACGATTGGGAAAAAATGGCTACTGAAATGGAAGACAGTAGATGGTTTGGACAAGTAGGAAGAAGGAGTATAGAACTACAAAAGTCAGTGTTACGCACGGGAAAGTAGATGGCGGTTATAAAGCTAAATCAGTTTGGAGGTCTTGCTCCCAAGTCTTCACCTCGTTTGTTAAACGATACATTAGCTACTACCGCAAGTGATGTAAACCTAGAAAGTGGGCGCATAGTGCCCATCAAACAAAACTCTGATCATTTAACCTTAAGCAACAGCAATAGAAAAAGTGTATTTAAATACACAGACAGTCCTGAGCGTTGGCTACAATTCGATGAATTAGTTGATGTCGTGCGTAGCCCTATCCCCGGGGATACGAACAAGACCGTATACTGGTCAGGTCAGGCATTCCCAAAGATGGGTAGGTTTTCAGATGTTATCTCAGGTAGTGTATACCCAAACTCTGGTTTTAGACTAGGTATACCTGCTCCTACGTCTGCCCCAACTGTAGCAGCTGTAGCAGAAAGATCGTTTGATGCTGTTATAACTTTTACTGCTAACAGTTCTACTATAACTGTTACGACAAACAGTAGTGGTTCAGCAACTGCTCACTCTGCTTCTGTAGGAGAATACGTAGAGTTAGTTGGATTTGCTACTACCCAAGGCGTGGACGCAGAGAATATAAATGGTACATATAGAATTAAAACTGTACCTAGCACTAGCACTTTAACAGTAGAGTTATCACAAGCTGCTACAGGTTCTGGTAACGGTTCTAGTTCAG